GAAGGAGCGCTACAAGAGCATAGCCATGGGAGCCGATCTCCGCGTCGATAGCGTGGAGATCTTCCGGGTCGGCCGAAGCCCGCGACTTCACGTCGCCGTCTACTCGACGGAGCCGAATGGTGTAGCCAGCACTGAGTTGTTGGAGGTCGTGCGGGCCGCGCTGACCGACGAGAACGTCCAGCTCGTGAATGACGAGTTTGTCATTGCCTCCGCGGTCCAGCACGTCATCGATCTCGCCGCCGATATCTGGTTGTTGCCCGATGCGGATGAGGCGACGGTTACACGGGCCGCGGATGCGCTGCGCGATGCATGGGCAGAGGAGCAGGCGCTCGGTCGCGATCTCGTCCGGGAGTGGTGGGTGTCGAAGCTTGTGATCCCCGGTGTCCACAAGGTGGCCCCGACGGCGCCGAGTGGAGATGTCATCGCGCCGCCCTCCGAGGCTCTTTCGATACGGACGATCGACCTCACGCTCCGGGGGAGGGCATATTGAGCTCGCTCCTTCCTGAAACATCGGAGCCTTTCGAGCTCGCGATCGAAGGTGCCCATGAGCCGCGCTGGACCAGCTTTGACGCCGCGGTGCCCTACATCCGGACCGCAAAGGAAAACCCGCCACCTTCCTTCCTCCCTTTCCTTGTCTGGGAATTCGGGCTTGGCATGCTCACGCCCTACGTGCCCAACCTCTACGAGGTCATCGAACAAGGGTTGAAGTGGTTTCGCGTTCGGGGGACCTATGGGGGTGTCAAGAAAGGGCTCGCATTCGTCGGGGTTTCCGCAACGACGGAGCCGGCATGGCATGGTCGCGCGTGGTGGAACTCCATGCCGGCGAACGATGATCCACTCCTTGACCGTATCGAAGGCATCACTCGGCTTTCCCTGCCGTTTCGCTCGAACCTCCGACGCGGCGTTTTCGAATATGATGTGGGCCCGGCCCTCGGCGACTTTGCCTGCCTTGACCATTGCCTTCTGGAGCGCGAAAGCGGCGTGCGGCTTCGCCACGACGGGACAGTCTGGTCATTCGGTCGAACCCACGAAATCGCGCATGTCCTTACCGAGGCCGAAGGCACCGCAATCGGCAACTGGCTGGACGAGCCTGAAGGCGGCGTGATCGCCTGGAAAGACGTCGATCTTGCATGGATCGACGCGCACGCCTCATGGTCCGACACGCCCGAGCAACTGCGCCGCTCGCTCCTCGCTGCATGGTTCGCCGGCGCGACGCTCTACGCCACGGTTCGCGACGAGGCCGGTGACGTCATCGGCCATCGCCGTTGCCGCGCAGTCTGGCCCTGCGCCGCGCAGTTCAACGGCGTCTATACCTTCGCCGGCACTCGCTACCAGCCGAACGCTGCCGGCACGTTCGTCTACATCGAGGCGATGACGGATTTCGGCGATGCCGATGGCGTCACGGCCGCGCGTGTCGAGATCGCCGTCGGTGCGTCTGTTGCCGCGGGCGTCCCGCCCGGCCGGCTATGGCTGGCGCCGGACGATCTGCTCGGCGGCGTGCCGATCGCCGCCACCGACATTTCCACTCCGCTGCGGCGCACCGTCCGCGAGCGCTTCAAAGTTCTCTTGAGGTTCTGACCACATGGCATACGAGCATCCGTCCGGCCTACCCTTCGCCTTCGACCGCGCCCTTGAGGCCAGCTCCAGCCTTCAGGGTCTCGTCTTTTATGGGGAGCGTCCGTACCTTCAGGGCGCAGAGCTGAACGAACTGCAGAGCATCCACCGCGCCAACATCCGCCGCGTCGGCCGGATGATCGTCTCGGATGGTACGCGCATCGAGCGCGGCGATGCGATCGTCGACATCGAGGCCGAGACGGTGACAGTCGAGGCCGGCAAGGTGTTTGCCGAGGGCGATGTTTGGGACGTCCCGGCCGCGGTGCTTGAGGACGTGCCGATGGCTGGGCGCTTCGAGATCGGTATCCGCATCGTCACCACCTACACCACGCACGAGGACGATCCGAGCCTGAAAGGTCTCGTGCCCGGCTCAGACGCCGAGGGTGAGCCCGGTGCGGCGCGGGAATATCGCTCTGCGTCCTGGGCGTTTACCGGTGACAGCAGGCCCGGCATCTTCGTTGCCGTCTACACGCTGCAGGACGGCACGATCCTCGATCAGGTCGGCCCCGACATCCTCGCCCCGGCTCTCCAGGCCGTGCGCGAGTATGACCGACCGAACGGCAACTACATCGTCTCCGGTTGCCGGGTAACTGCGCTCGGCGCGCAGGGCGGCAAGCAGCACTTCGCCATTTCCGAGGGAGAGGCCAACATCAACGGCTACAAGCGAACCCGCTTTGCCGCGCTGCGCCATGGCGAGGACGAGGAATGGGATGAGCTGGCCATCCCCGGCGAGACGCACACCTATCCCGGCGGCGCGTCCTACACCTTCGCCGTCGCCAATGCGCCGATCGGCGTCATCAACTCCATCCTGCTGACCAGGGAGAAGACCGTCACCGTCACGCGCGGCGCCATCGCCAACGGCGCGGATGGGCTCCCCGACACGAGCGTCATCCAGTTGGTTCGCGTCTGGCAGGGCGGGACCGACTACACGACGGCCGACCGCGCGCTGATCAACAACACCGTCGATTGGGCGCAGGCCGGCGCGGAGCCGGCCACCGGGTCGAGCTATCAGGTGACGTACCGGTATCGCGCGACGGTGGCACCGACGTCGTCGACGCTGACCGAGATCACGGTCTCGGGCGGTGCGACCGGCGGCGACATCATCGTGGCCTATACGCAGCGGCTGCCGCGCATCGACCGCATGTGCCTTGCCGAGGACGGATCGCCGATCTACCTGCGCGGTCTTTCCGCCTCGCGCAATCCGGTTCCGCCGGCCGCCCCGAGCAACGCGCTCAAGCTGGCGACCATCACGAACAACTGGATGGAGCCGCCGACCGTCGAGAATGACGGGACGCATTCGCTGCCCTGGGACGAGCTGTGGCCGTATCTGCGGCGCATCGTCGATCTTGACCGTCTCGTCCAGCTCGAACGGCTCAAGAGCGGCATCGACGCTCGGGAGCCCGTTGCGAAGAAGGGCATGGTCGTCGATCCCTTCATTGACGACACCTTCCGCGACGAGGGCGTGGCGCAGACGGGCGCGATCGGCGGCGGCATGCTCATGCTGGCGATCGAGCCGACATTCTACCTTGCGAACCTAACCGCGCCCGTCATGCTCGATTGGGTCGAGGAGGTGATCAGCGAGCAGTTGCTGAAGACCGGGTGCGAGAAGATCAATCCCTATGCGAACTTCACGCCACTGCCGGGCACGCTGAAGCTGACGCCGGCTGTGGACTTCTGGTCGGTCTCGGCGACCGAATGGGCCTCGGCCGTCACCCAGGAATTCAATCGCGGTGTTCGTCTCGACGGCGGTCCGCTGGAGGCGACATCATCCAGAGACGAGCAGATCGCGTCACGGGTCGAAGAGGTGCCATTCCTGCGCGAGATCTCCATCGCCTTCGAACTTACCGGTTTCGGCGCTGGCGAGGTCCTTACCGAATTGCTGTTCGACGGTCGCGACCTGACGCCGGCCGGACCGACCGCTGCAGACAGCGCCGGAGCGATCAGCGGCAGTTTCACTATCCCCGCGGGCGTCACGGCCGGCACCAAGATCGTCTCGGCGAAGGGTGCCGGGGGCACCACGGCGACCGCAATGTTCGTCGGGCGCGGCACCATCGAGACGACGGTTATGCGGCGCGTTACGACCGTTGAGACATGGACCGCGCCCGTCATCAACAGCGGCGGCAGCACCGGCACAAGGAGGCCCGGCGGGATAAGGGACACGAACTCTTCCAGCCAGAGCGGCCCCGACCCGCAGGCGCAGATTTTTGCGGTCGACCGGCCTCGCCAGATCGTCGGTGTCGATTTCCACCTCTGCGCAATCGGCGACCACACCAATGACATCGTGCTCGACCAGGTCACGACGGACAACGGCTATCCGACCGTCGACATCATTGCCGAGGCGCGGGTGCCGATGGCCGGCGCGGTTCTCGGCTGGAAGACACCGCGCTTCACGCTACCGTCGACGACAACGCCGGAAAGCCTGCACGCCTTCGTTATCAAGACCGACGACAACGCGCATGCGATCTCCATCGCGAAGCTCGGCGGCTTCGACGCCACCCTGCAGCGCTACGTGACATCGCACCCGTTCGTCATCGGCCCGCGGTTCAGCTCCGTCAACGCGGCAACATGGACGGCGCACCAAGATGAAGCCCTTGCTTTCCGTGTCGTCGCGGCACGCTACCCGGTGACGACGAAGACGCTCGCGCTCGGTTCGTTCGCCCTGGTGAACTGCTCGGACCTGCAGGTCCGCGCCGCCGTCGAGCTGCCGTCGCCCGGCTGCTCGGTGGAATTCGAGATCGAACGGACAAACGGCACTGTCTATCGGCTGGCACCGTTTCAGGTGTTGCAGCTCACCGAATTCATCACCGAGACCGTCCAGCTCCGCGCCGTCCTTCGGGGCACCGAGGAACTGTCGCCGATCCTCTTTGCGCCCGTCGAGCTGATCGCCGGCAAGATCGCGACGACGTTCAGCTATGTCACGCGGGCGTTCACGCTCGGCACGGCGGTTCGCCTCGCGAATTACTTCAAGGCGTATCTGCCGGGCGGTTCGACCGTGACAGCCTCCATCTCCATTGATGGCGGCGCGTGGCAGGTCTTGCCGCTGGCAGCGACTGAGGCGCTCGCCTTCCCGCAATGGGTCGAGCGCAAGCATGAAAAGACCGAGCTCACCGGCACGTTGGCACGGCTGAAGCTTGAGGGCGTCGGCGGTCCCGCCTCGCGCTTGCTGATCGGCGACTTCGGCGCCGGCATTCTCTAGGAGTAGCAGATGGCAGAGACGACACACTTCGGCATTCCGAAGCCAGTCGAGGGCCCGGACGTTTCCGTGGCCGACGAGTTCTATCGGCTGCAACTCGCCTGGGACATCGTCGATGCGGCGATGAAGCTCATCCTCGACACGGCTAGCGGCAAAGCCCCGCTAGACCACGGCCATCCGATAGAGGCGATCACCGGCCTCGTCGACGCGCTGCAAGGCAAGATGCCGGCCGACCAGACCTTCGGGCTTGACGATCTGACCGATGTCGACGGAGCACAGGCCGCACCGAGCGGTTATGTCCTCGTGAAAACGAGTACCGGATGGGTGCCATTCAGCGCGGCCGCGGCGATCGGTCAGCACGGCCATCCCGTGTCGGACATCGCCGGGTTGGCGGATTTGCTCGCAGGGTTTTATACGAAGACCCAGGCGGACGCGCGGTATGTCGATATCGCCGGCGACACGATGACCGGCCAGCTTCGTATAAAGAACGTTGCACCTGTCATCTTTCTAGAAGACACCGATTGGGGCACGAGAGCCGTCCATCATCAAGATGGCCTCATTGGCTTCTTGAACAGCAGTGGAAGCTGGGCGCTCAACGTCGACAATGCTGGTGCGGTCTGGACGCAGCAGTTTGGTGACTTGGCCACCGCTATCGGGGCGAGAGTCGCGAAGGCCGGCGACGTCATGACCGGGATGCTCGCCATCAGTTACGCCAATCCCCGTATCCGACTGGAAAATCCCGGCCAGCGCATCTGGGATGTTGATGTCAACCTCACGAACTTCCGCATCGTGGACCGGACGGCAAACCATTCAAGGTTCCAGGTGGCGATCGACGGTTCCGTCTGGACGTCACGACCTCAACACCCGCATCGAAAGCCGCGCATATGCCCACGGCGACGAGCGTGGCCATGCATGGGCCAACAACCGCGTCGCCGCACTCTCCTTGCGCAGGGTGAGCAAGGGATCCGTGACCATCGCCAGTCCGCCACCAAAGCATCCAAACGGTCCGCCGGTCAGCAATACTGCGCAAACCGCCGTTCCGGCCGGGGCCGTCGTGACCGGCCTTGCCACCACAAGGATCGGCAACAGCAACAACGCAGTAATCTCCACATTGCATTATCACTATCTCCAGATGTACGACCCCGTGCGCGGCTGGTGGACCATCGGGGATGCATAGGCCGTGACAGGACAAACCACCATGGACATAACAAACATCGGCCACTTCACCCGCCATGACGGCCCTGAGGCGGGATACCTGTTCTTCCGCAATGAAGACGATCAGGACTGGTACGACCTTCTTCCCGGCCTTGCCGCATGGGGACCGGCCGGAGCCTTTGTCAGTTCCGTCCATGGCGCATGGGCGGCAGTGGACAGCAATGGCGTCATCACGCATGTCGGGAGTGACCCCTCCCGTCTCGTTCCCGACGACAGGACCATTCTCGGCATCGATGCAGACCCTGAGGATATCGAACCGGGCATGCTCTGGCAGGACGGGCAGATCATGCCCGCACCGCCGGCGGAACCGGAAGACGAGCCCGTCCCCGACGCGATCAGCCGCCGGCAGTTCTTCCAGCAGCTCGCTGCGCTGGAGGTCATCAGTCGTGCCGAAGCCCTTGCAGCCTTGCAG